CCTATTATAGATTTACCAGATTCATTTACAAAGGAGAATACATGATGAGAAATAGTTTTAGTAACGTACAAGAAAATCGTAGAAAAAATTATATAAAAGCTCGTATCAGCCAGCTCATGGACGATATGAATAAAGCCCATGACCCGCATGATAAAAACTGGTACAATCGTTTAATTCAAGAACTTAACTGGGTTCAGCAAGCAGATAATAAGCCTGACCGTAATTGCTATATGGAAGTAAAAGGAGTTACTTGGTAATGAATATTGATAATCTAAGAGAACAGCTAAAAATTGATGAAGGTGTGAAATATGAAATCTATCTCGACCATTTGGATCTCCCTACTTTTGGCATCGGCCATTTGGTTCTTGATAGTGATCCTGAATCTGGGCAACCAGTTGGAACGGCTATCACAGAGAGCCGAGTTAACGAATGCTTCGATAAAGATGTTGAAGTCGTGTTATCAGAATGCAGAATTCTCTACCCAAACTTCGATGATTTGCCAGAGGAAGTCCAACAAATTATAGCAAACATGATGTTCAATATGGGTCGGCCACGTTTATCTAAATTTAAAGGAATGAAACGTGGTGTAGATGCTCAAGATTGGAATGCTGCTGCTGACGAAATGGTTGACAGCGCATGGTATCGCCAAGTTACAAATCGAGCTAATCGGTTAGTCGAAAGGATGCGTGCGGTTGGTTGAGCTTACTGAGTCAGCACAAGCATACTTAAAAAAAGTAGGACAGCCTAACGTATTACTATCTGTAAAAGGTGGTGGCTGTTCTGGGTTTACTTATGTTTGGGAAATGACTGACACAGAATCTACAATTGGTAATTTAGTAGTAGATCCAATAGCAGAAATGTTTGTCTTAGGTTGTACTGTAGATTATGTTACAGAACTAGGTGGATCATACCTTAAAGTTATAAATCCCAACGCAACTGCATCCTGTGGTTGCGGAGAATCATTTGCCGTCTAGCGCATTTAGCGGTGTACATTTACCTCAAAATAGTGTATAATAGTATCTTGAATTGGAGGTTATATGTCGTCATTTTACACGTCTGTTGTTCGTTATGGAAACTCAATGCTTTATCGCGGCTATGATGCTAGCGGTAAACGAGTAATTAAAAAAGAAACATTCTCACCTAAGTTTTATGTACCAGCTCAAAAGGTTACTGGTTGGTCTGGTTTGGATGAAGTTCCTGTTGGAGCTGTTGAGATGCCAACCATGCGTGAAGCAAAAGCATGGCTTGAGCAATACAAAGATGTTAGTGGTTTTAATATTTATGGAACTACTAATTATATTCACCAATACATAACAGAAAAGTTTCCACGTGAAATTGAATTCAACCGTGATGCGGTGAATGTTATGTCATTGGATATTGAAACAGATTATGATAATGGATTCCCTACACCTGATAAAGCTGAACATCCAGTATTAGCTATCACCACTAAATCTTCAAAAGATAATGTGTATCGCGTATGGGCATGCGGTGACTATAATAAAGAAGCTGCGCTTATTAAACCAGTGCAATATATTAAATGCGAAGATGAATGGGACCTATTGCTTAAGTTCCTTGATTACTTTGGTAATGAATACTCATCACCCGATGTTATTACTGGTTGGAATGTAAAGTTCTTTGATATTCCATACCTTATTAATCGCGTTGCAAAAGTACTTGGTATTGATCAAGTAAAAAAGTTTTCACCGTGGGGTATGGTTGACTATCGGCAAATTACAAGAATGGGTCGTACCGATGAAACATATGATCTGCGCGGTATTCAAACACTTGATTATTTAGATCTATTCAAAAAGTTTGGTTATACCTATGGTCCTCAAGAATCTTATAAACTCAATCATATTGCTTATGTAGTTCTTGGCGAAAAGAAATTATCATACGATGAATTCGGTTCTCTTAAAAATCTATATAAAGAAGACTTTCAAAAATACATTGACTATAATATCAAAGATGTGCAATTGATTGAAAGACTCGAAGAAAAGATGGGACTCATCACACTTGCTATGACAGTGGCATATAAAGGTGGTGTAAACTATACTGATACATTTGGTGTTACTTCAATATGGGAATCCATCATATATCGTAAACTACTTTCAAATAAAATTGTACCACCTATTAAAATCGGTGATAACTTCAAGACTCAATTTGCTGGCGGTTATGTTAAAGAACCTCAGATTGGTTTGCATAATTGGGTAGTTTCATTTGATTTGAATTCTTTGTATCCTAATCTTATTGTACAATACAATATGTCGCCAGAAACATTGACTGGAAATTCTACATACGGTGGTGTGGATTACTATATGGATGGTAATAAAACTGACATTGATTTTTCTACTGCGGCCAATGGTTCTACCTATCGTAAAGATAAGCAAGGTGTTATTCCAACTATTATTGAAGATTACTATAGTGAAAGGTCCTCTGTTAAAAAGATGCAGCTAGCATCTGAAAAACAATATCAGAAAACTAAAACTATTGAGCTTGAACGTGAAATCAATACACTAAGTAATAAACAACTTGCTATTAAAATTCTTATGAACTCTCTCTATGGTGCACTCGGCAACAAGTACTTTCGGTATTTTGACTTAAGACTAGCCGAAGGTGTAACATTATCTGGCCAGCTAGCAATTCAATGGGCTGAAAAAGCTATGAATGAAGCTATGAATAAAATACTTAAGACGGATAAAGATTATGTCATTGCAATTGATACGGATAGTCTTTATTGTAACTTTGGTCCATTAGTATCTCAACTTAATCCTAAAGATCCAGTTGCTTTTCTCGATAAGATTTGTAAAGAACATTTTGAACCTGTGCTTGCAAAAGCATATGATCAACTGTTCATAAATATGAATGGTTATAAGAATCGTATGGAAATGTCTAGGGAAGCTATAGCTGATCGTGGTATATGGACAGCAAAGAAAAGATATATCCTTAATGTTCACAATAATGAAGGTGTACAATATGCTGAACCAAAACTTAAAATCATGGGTATTGAAGCTATTAAATCTTCTACGCCTGAGATTGTGCGTGGTAAGTTTAAAGAAGCTTTTAAGATTATCATCTCCGGAGATGAAAAGCAAACCCAAGACTTTATCCAAACGTTTAAGAATGAGTTCAAAAGTCTTCCTGCCGAAAGCGTATCGTTTCCGCGTGGAGTCACGAACATTACGGAATGGAAAGACCGGAAGATGATCTATAAGAAAGGTACTCCCATTCATGTACGAGGTTCTCTTTTATATAATAAGTACCTAAAAGAATATCACTTAGAAGAAAAATACGAGCTTGTAAATAACGGTGATCGTATTAAGTTCTGCTATCTTAAGTTACCTAATAAGATCCGCGAAAATGTTATTGCATTTCCTGAGCATTTACCAAAAGAACTTGGAATAGATCGATATATAGATTACGATCTTCAATTTGATAAGACTTTTATTGAACCATTGAAAGCAATTCTTGATGCTGTAGGTTGGAATGTTGAAGATCAAATGACACTGGAAGAATTCTTTGGATAAACGGTTTACTTTTACAAAGAACTATGATATAATATACAAAATGGAAAAGGATTGAATATGTCTGAAAATTGGGTACAAGATATTAATGATATGCATCGTAAGTTTGGAGTCCATGATTGGGTTTCGAAACAACTCGTTGCTGGCGATAAAGAAAAACTACAAGAATTTTTAAAGTTTAGAATTAAATTTTTACAAGAAGAACTTGGTGAAACAGCTAATGCTGTAGACGTAAAAGATCCTGAAGAAATTGTTGATGGATTAATTGATCTATGTGTTGTGGCTATTGGTACAATGGATGCCTTTGGTATTGATGCACATAAAGCTTGGAATGAGATACATAATGCAAACATGTCTAAAGAATCCGGTGTCAAAGAATCCAGACCAAACCCACTCGGCTTGCCAGATCTCATCAAGCCAGATGGATGGAAAGGCCCAGAACATGGCGGCAACCACGGGTATTTCACTAACACTTTTTAAAAGTGTATTTGATAATAAAACTCACGAACGAATGGATTTTAAGAACTTCCATTCGTTCGAAACTGCGTTATATAAACTAGCCGAAAGACCATTTGCATCTAAGAAAGATGCAGTGCTTATGTCTCCAGCTACATACTTATCTGATACAACTCGTGCTAATGCTAATGTAGTTGAATGGTCAGGCTGGTGTGCGGTTGATGTTGATGATTTTGAATGTGGTGGTAAACTAAAAGAAGTATTAGCCGAAAGGTTTGCTCAATATCATTATGTTTGTTATAGCACAGCAAGTAGTACAAAAGCTAATCCTAAATTTAGATTAGTCTTTCCTCTTACATCCTCAGTACCTGTAGATAATATTAAACATTTTTGGTTTGCACTTAATAGCGAGCTCGGTGATTTAGCAGATAAGCAAACTAAAGATCTTAGTCGAATGTATTATATTCCTGGTGAATATGCTAATGCTTATAACTTTATTTTCAACCATGTTGGCGAATACATTGATCCTATTAAACTTATGAGGAAATGGCCTTATGCAGAAAAAGCAAACCTCAATAACTTCTTTGACCGACTCCCCGAAGAAATGCAAAGACAAATCATCGAACACCGTAAAGGAAAAATGGATAACACTAACGTGGTGTGGTCGTCCTATCGCGACTGTCCCTTCTTTCCTCGTCAACTCGAGTCAGAATACCGAGTCATAAATAAAACCGGTTGGTATCATAAGATGTATCAGATCATGGTGGCACTTGCCGGTAACGCAATAAAAAAACAATATCCAATTACTGCTGCAGAAATTTCAAAGCTATGTCGAGAGTTTGATATGGAAACAGGTAATTGGTATGAAAATAGGCCAATGGATAAAGAAGCAGATCGTGCACTTGAATATGTTTATAAAAACATGTAAATTGTCCTTTACATTAAGTGAAAAATATGGTATAATATATCTAACAATGGAGTAAGGTATGAAAGAATCTCTTAAATTTCTTCAGCGCTGCGCTGAAATACAAGTCAAAAAATCTAATGATTATCAGAATCCTAATTCACGTGTAAAGCAAGCTGATTACTATCCACGTGGTTGTGCTACTCTACTCGATACAATGTATGCTAAAGTTCTTCGTATGCAGTCTGTACTCGAAGCTATGGAACATGATCCTGACTATGAACAAAATTTTGAATCACTCGAAGATTCATGTGTTGATCTTGCTAACTATGCCTCTTTCTTTGCCGCTTATATGAATCAAGGTATTGAAGGTCAAGATGGTACTCGTGATATGTTAAACCGACCAGCAAAATTTGAGGTAACTTTTGATGAAACTAAAGATTGATGATATTGGTGGCGAAATCGTTAAAGAAGATGATCGCTACGTAGTAAAAGATAATAAGCTACTTAATAATCTCGTTGTAAGTAGTACTGATCTAAAAGCAAAGATGAGCACTTCAGGTCATAGCCATGCTGGTCAAGAAGAAGTGTATTACTTTGTTAAAGGTTCTGGTAAAATGGAACTTGATGATAAAACAATTAATGTTAAAGCCGGTGATGTAGTTCTTATTGAAGATGATGTATTTCATCGCGTGCATGCGGGCCCGCGGGGATGTTATTTTGTTTGTGTATTTGATGGACGGAGGACACATTGAAGATAGGATTTACTGCATCAACATTTGACTTACTTCATGCTGGTCATATTAGCATGTTACGAGAAGCAAAATCGCAATGTGATTATTTGATTGCAGCTTTGCAAGTAGATCCTACTCTTGACCGTGCTGAAAAGAATGCGCCGGTACAAAGTGTTGTTGAAAGACAAGCACAACTCGCTGCAATAAAATATGTTGACGAAGTCATTATTTATTGTACAGAAGCGGATTTAATTGATATAATAAACATGTATCCGATTAATGTTCGTATACTTGGAGAAGAATACAGACAGAAAGATTTTACCGGTAAAGATGAATGTCGTAATCGTGGCATTGAACTTTACTTTAACAAGAGAGATCACAGGTTTTCTACCAGTGATTTAAGAAAGAGAGTATCAAATGCAGATGGGAGTTAATGATGTCAGAAAACATTTTATTGCAGAACTTGAAAGCAAAGCCTTTACGGTCGACAAAACTGGACAAAACACAATTGAGTTGCTTGGCGCTTCATTTATCGCAGACGAGCCCGCAATCTTTGGAGTTCCAAACGACGAATACATCACAGCTGAACTGGATTGGTACCTTTCTGGTAGTACTAACATTAATGACATTTACCGTGGGCCTGAGTATCCTGCTGATAAACAACCCCCAGTTGCTTGGCAATTTGCTGCAAATGACCATGGCGAAATAAATTCTAACTACGGTCGTCTGATTTTTAGTGATATATATTATAGACAGTACGATAATGTACTTACAGAATTGCTAGAAAATCCTGACTCTCGTAGAGCGTCAATGGTTTATCAAAGGCCATCAATATGGGCAGAGTATGCTGAAAATGGCAAAAGTGATTTTATCTGCACTAATGCTGTTACTTATTACATTCGCAATGACAAACTGCAGTGTGTCGTACAGATGCGCTCAAACGATGTTGTGTTCGGATATAAAAATGACTATGCTTGGCAGCTTTATGTTTTAGAAACTTTGGCCAAAGATCTAAATATTAAGCCAGGATTTATGGTTTGGCAAGTACAAAACTTACATGTCTATGAAAGGCATTTCGATCTTGTTAAATAAATGGGACCTCCGTTATCTTAAGTTGGCTGAAGAAGTTTCTTCTTGGTCAAAAGATCCTTCAACAAAAATTGGAGCAATTGCTGTTGGAAATAAAGGACAAGTTCTAGCTCAAGGTTATAATGGTTTTCCACGAGGTATAATTGATAAACCAGAATATTACCTCGATCGTGAAACCAAATATAAGTATGTCGTTCATGCAGAAATGAATGTCATATATAATGCTACATATAATGGTGTATCACTTGATGGTGCTACCATGTATGTAACAGGTCTGCCCGTTTGTTCAGATTGTGCAAAGGGTATAATTCAAGTAGGCATTTCTCGTGTAGTCATGTATGAAAGATTAACTCCACTCAAATGGATTGAATCATGGAAGACTACTGCAGGAATGTTTGACGAAGCAAACATAAAATGGGAGTTTATCAATGTCAGCAACTCAGGAATGGATTAAGCAAAAATTTCAAGAAGAAGGATTGGGCTATGTTGAGTATAACAATAGGCGATTAACCAATGAAATTCTAGAGTTACAAGATAGAATAAAAAGACTTGAAACAGATATGGCATATACACAAAAAATTAGGTTTGTAGCAGAAAGTCCTGAAGAACAGAAGATCTATGATCTGAAAGAGTAAATCCATACAGCAAGTGATTATGAATGCACACCAGAAGGTGTTACTACATAGATGGAATATTGTTAGTATATTATAACAAAAAGTATGATTCGGTGAAATAACGGTTTACTTTTAATCATATATATGTTATAATATACTACAAAATGGTGAAGGAAATAGATAATGAAAATAGGTGTGATCCTCGGTAGAGGTGTTGAAGGTGTAGGACTTACTAAGAATGTAGTTGAGTTTCAAAAGCTTTTCCCAGGTGTCAAGGTGTTTGCCACTATGAACTCTATGCCATTTGAGAAAAGTTTCTTTCGTGGTGCTGATTGGGATACTATTAGTAAGCCGGCTAAAAAGTTTCCAGATCTTATGACATGCACAGAAGTCATTGATCAAATCAATGAGCTTGATATGTGTATTGTTTGGAGTGTTCCATCAAAGTCTCATCCGGATCAAATGGTTGACAACTTTGTAAAGATGCTCGAACATATTAAAGTTCGTAAGTCTCTTATTCAGGTTGATCATAAGATTCATTCGATTAATCGTAATGCGCAACTTAAAGAAATTTGTGAACGGATGGATGTCCTTATGTGTCATTCAACCGAGAATGCATTTGGTAAATGGGTTCGTAAGAATGGAATCAAAACTCCACTAACTGGTATGGGTGTAGGATTTAATTTCAATAAAGATTATTGGAAACCTATTCATAAACAAGATACACGATATATTCGATGGGTTGGTCGTACCGCAATGTGGAAAGGTCCGGATGTTATGATCGATCTACATAATGATCATTTCAAGCGGGCTGGATTTATTACAGTACTTGAAGGTTTAGAAGCATCGATTCAATATCCATTGGTACTATATAAGAATCCAAAAGAAATGAAAGACCGTAGAGAAGTTATTAACTATTTCAGGCCTGAAAAAGGTATTGACAATAATCTTACACGAGATCCTGTTTATGGTTCAGAAGAAACTAATAAAGGTGCTTATCTTTATTCAGCGTATACACATTCAGAAATGATGGATCGTATGAGTAGTGGTGCTTTTGGTTCTGATCTTATGTACTTTAAAGAAAATACTTATGGTGATAACGTAGAGTATTGCCATACAGATTCATTTGCTGCTGGTGTTATTCCAATCTTTCACAAACATTTCTGTGATCATGTAGTACACCGTAAGATTGGTGATCCTATTAGTCAATGTAAAAATACAGGCACTATTGGTATCGATGCAACTAACGCTAGTGAAATGGTACAGACTATGAAAGTCTTAGCAAATAACAATGACATACGTGAAGATTGGCGTAATCAAATGTTTGAGTTTTGGAAAGATCACTGCGATGCTACGATCATATATAATGATATAATAGAAAAAACACTCAACTATAATGATGTTGAACAACAAGGCTTGGAGGCTTTCTTCGCATGAAAATAATGATTACTGGGTCAAGTGGATTTATTGGTAGCCACTTAAAAGAACACTTTGAAAAAGATGAACATGAAGTTATTGGCTGGGATCGAAGAGCTGGCAAAGATATTCATGATTTTAAATTAGAACCAGATACTGATTTTGTAATACATCTTGCAGCTGATGCAGATGTTCGTCGTAGTATTGAAGAGCCGGATGAATACTGGCATAATAATGTAACACCTACAACTAAGATTCAACAATTGTGTTATCACTCACGTGTACCATTATTATATGCTTCATCATCATGTATTCATCAATGGCATTTATCTCCGTATGGTATTAGTAAAAAGGTAAACGAAGAAACTGCACAAGTAGGTCAAGTTGGCTTAAGGTTTACTACTGTGTATGGTGATGGCGCTCGTGATACTATGTTTATTGGTAAGCTTATGAGAGGAGACTTGAAATATGCTACAAATCATATTAGAGATTTCATTCATGTTGATGATGTTATATATGCTATTGAACTTATAATGTTAAAAATTACTGACACTCATCTATTTCCAGAGTGTAATCTTAGATCGGCATATGACATTGGAACTGGTAAAGGAAATGTAGTATCTGACTTAGCTCGCATTCGTTTCCCGGGTGTAGATCATAGATCAGGTGATCCTTGTGAAGCTCAAGATAATACTGCCGATCTTACAGCTATGAAAGAATTAGGATTCGAAGCTAAAGTAGATGTTGTGGAATATTTAACACCATGAATTATGCAAGTATAGTTCCGCTTATTGGTGGTGAAACAATCGCCATGCAGAACATCTTTAATAAAAAACCGGAGTATATTGTAAGCTATGATGGATTTCAAGCAAATGATGCTCACCTCGTTGAGTACTATCAAAATAAAGTTCCCTACCATCTTATTGGAGATGGTGGGCTTCCTGATTTACCTAGTGTTGATGTTGTTAATACCGTTTGCCCTTGTGCTGGGCTTAGTAGTCTTAGCCCTTCAGCTAGCAGCGATGCTAGTGCTAACGATTGGATGCGTACCTCGGCAAATTATGTATTGGAGTCACTCAAACCTCAGGTATTCTGGGGCGAAAATGCACCGAGACTCGCTAGCAAAATGGGAGAGCCAATCGTACGAGATCTTAGAAAAATCGGGAAAAAGTTTGGATATACTTTCTCGATCTATAAAACAAAATCGCTTCTTCATGGATTAAGTCAAACACGAGATCGAACATTTTATTTCTTTTGGAAAGGTGATAAGGTGCCGATGTTTGAATATATAAAAAGGGAACATGAAAAGATTGAAGATGCTATTCGTTCTGTTGAACGTAAAGCTGATGATCCCATGAATATATTAACTAATAGTAAAACACCTTCAGAAGATCCTTATTACAAATATGTTTTAGAAGAGATTGAAGGTGGTACTAGTCATAAAGAATTTTCAGATAAGATTACTAAGTCTGCAAATCTTTTTGATTATATCGAAGCTCATGGTCCTAAGTATGATGTAGTCGGTAAGTGGATGTCAAAGAAAGGCTTTGATAATCAAGCTGGTCGGTGTGATCGCATGTATAATAAACTTAAAGATGGGTTTAATATCATGAGAAAAGGTACAGAAATTCCTAAAGATTATATTGGAGCATTTGTAGGACACCTACCTCATAGCCTTACACATCCGGATGAGGATAGATATCTTACTATTCGAGAAGCAATGGAAGTCATGAAGCTTCCACGTGATTTTGTATTACAAGGTGGTCTACGAAATTTGAATCATATATGTCAGAATGTACCAGTGACAACTGCTATGGATATGGCAGAACATGTTCTTAAATTTTGTGATGGTAGACTCGATAACTCAATGATCGATACAGACTTTTTAGTTCAAGATAATAAATCACGTAAAATTGATTATGAAAAAAGTAGTGTACATTTAGATGAATTTATGGTATAATAGTATCATAATGTCGTAAGGAGATATGTTTTGAGTATTATGGATAAACTAAAAAAGAATAGTAAAGTAAAAGAAACTTCTATTCTTTCTGAATCTAAATTTTTCAATGAGAAAGATTTAGTATCAACACCGGTACCAATGATGAATGTAGCATTGTCTGGTTCTATCGATGGCGGATTAGCACCTGGTCTTACTGTGCTTGCTGGTCCATCCAAACATTTTAAGACTTCCTTTGGTCTTATTATGGCAAGTGCATATCTTAAAAAATATAAAGATGCAGTTCTTCTTTTCTATGATTCAGAATTTGGTTCACCACAGGCTTACTTTGAACAATTTGAAATTGATACTTCACGTGTATTGCATACACCAATTACAAATGTAGAAGAACTTAAGTTTGATTTGATTGGCCAGCTCGAAGGTTTGGATCGTAAAGACAAAGTCGTTGTTATGATTGATTCAGTTGGTAACCTAGCATCAAAGAAAGAAATGGATGATGCCATTAACGAAAAGTCAGTAGCTGATATGTCTCGTGCAAAAGCACTTAAAGGTTTGTTCCGTATGACTACACCATACTTGAACATGAAAGATATTCCTTTGATTGCTGTTAACCATACGTACATGGAGATTGGTCTATTCCCTAAAGCTGTAGTCTCTGGCGGTACTGGAATCTATTACTCTGCTGATAATATCTGGATCTTAGGTCGTCAGCAAGACAAAGTTGGTACAGAAATTAAAGGCTACCACTTTGTTATTAATGTGGAGAAGTCAAGGTATGTCAAAGAAAAGTCTAAAATACCTATTAGCGTGTCTTGGGATGGCGGCGTTCAGTCTCATAGCGGCTTACTCGACGTCGCTCTCGGCGGCAATTATGTTGCTAAGCCTAGTAACGGTTGGTACTGTCGTGTTGATAGAACTACTGGAGAATTGGTCGACCCCAAGGTTCGAGAGAAAGACACATTGGATCCCGGATTCTGGGAACCAATCTTTAACGAAACTGATTTCGCAAGTTATATTAAATCCAAATACTGTATTGGAGCTGGAGCAGGTATCGGAGAGGAAGACTCTGAAGATGCAGCATAAAGAAAATGTAACTTATCAATTAGTTCCCGGTGATGACGGTGACCAACATTGGTTAGTTCGTTTTATGGATGGGCCATATACTGAAACGGTTATTCAGTATGGTGCCATCTCTATTAATGAAAATGGAGCAGGTGTTATGAACTTCAACTTTTTTGTTGAATCATCACCTGACTCTGAATTGACTTCAGAAGATGTTGGTTTACAAGAATGGGCTGGTGACGTATTACAAGAAATACTTCGCCAAGGTATTGAAGATGGTAGTACGCAAATTACAGATAAAGAGGAATGATGCAAGCAAATCTTGAACAGACTATACTTAGAAATTTATTGACTGATGAAAAGTATATGCGTAAAGTATTACCTTTCATCAAACCAGATTATTTCCAAGGTGTCTATCGTATATTATTTAAAGAAGCCGGTAAGTTTGTTGGTAAGTATAATAAACTACCGAGTGCTGAAACATTTAAGATTGAGTTAGATCAATCTGATATGATAGGAGGAGAGCAGTATAGTGTTGCAGTAGATATATTACCGCAACTTTTTTCAAAAGAAAAGATTGATGATACATGGTTAATTGATACCACAGAAAAATGGTGTCAAGATCGTGCAATCTATAATGCTGTTATGGAATCCATTTCTATCATTGATGGAAAGCATGAATCATTAACCAAAGGTGCTTTACCAGATCTATTATCTAAAGCTCTTGGTGTTGCCTTTGATACTAACGTTGGCCACGATTATATTGAAAATGCTAATGAACGTTTTGAGTTTTACCATAAAGAAGAAAACCGTATTCCATTCGATCTTGAATATTTCAACAAGATTACCAAAGGCGGTGTTCCAAACAAAAGTTTGAATATTTGCCTTGCGGGTACGGGTGTGGGCAAGTCATTATATATGTGTCACCTTGCTTCGGCTAACCTTGCTGCTGGTTCGAATGTTTTGTATATCACAATGGAAATGGCAGAAGAAAGAATTGCTGAACGTATTGATGCTAACTTATTGAATGTGCCTATTGATCAACTCGAAAATCTATCAAAGGATATGTTCTCTACTAAAGTTGCTGACCTACAACGTAAGACTAATGGTAAGCTTATTGTAAAAGAATATCCAACTGGTTCTGCTCATTCAGGTCACTTTCGTGGTTTACTTAATGAATTGAAATTGAAAAAGCAATTTATTCCTGATATAATATATATTGATTACTTAAACATTTGTGCATCATCACGTATGAAAGCAATGGGAGGATCGATCAATTCATACACTTACATTAAAGCAATTGCTGAAGAGTTACGTGGTCTTGCGGTCGAGTTCAACCTACCGATCTTCTCTGCAACGCAAACGACTCGTAGTGGTTTTGGTAACTCGGATGTTGGGCTTGAAGATACCTCCGAGTCTTTTGGATTACCCGCTACCGCGGATTTAATGTTTGCTTTAATATCTACCGAAGAGCTTGAAAAATTGGGTCAACTTATGGTCAAACAATTAAAGAATAGATATAATGACCCTACCAATCATAAACGATTTGTTGTTGGTGTTGATCGATCTAAAATGAGATTGTATGATGTTGATGAATCAGAACAAACATTAACTCAAGATCAAGATACTCCGGTGTTTGATAAATCAAATAGCGGAGAAAAAATTAAATCAGAAAGGTTTGAAGGTTTTAAGGTATGATATACAAAGGACCCGGAATAAGCACTTATTGGGGAAGTGATGAGCATGTAAATAGACGAGCAGAAGTTATGCATGATGAAGAAGCTGGTTATTATGTTGACATGTATTTTGATGGTGAGCTGGTAGAAACAAGACCTTTATACAAACACAGCGAAAGATATGCTGAAGACTGTGCTGAAAATTATGTGATGGGAATTAGTGATGCTAAGTAGATTAATTAGTTATAGTAAACCACCGGAGGATCTCTATGTCGGTAACGATGTCCAAGAACTTATTGCGTACGCAGCCCGTGTCTCGAATCCCTCGAACCAAGATAAAACCGAAACCTCAGAAAAATTATTACGATATCTCATTAGAGAAAACCACTGGTCGCCATTTGAAATGGTTAGCGCTTGCTTAGAGGTTACAACAACTCGAGATATTGCACGGCAATTATTAAGGCATAGATCATTCTCTTTTCAAGAGTTTAGTCAAAGATACGCAGATCCAACTCAAGATCTACAATTTAAATTTAAAGATGCTAGGTTACAAGATAATAAGGATCGTCAAAATAGTATTGAATTAGCTGATATGATGGATAGTGATCAGAGAGTTGATTTAGAATTTAATTGGTTACAAAAACAAGCGGAGGCAACAAATGCAGCAAAAAAATCTTATCAATGGGCAATTGAAAATGGCATTGCGAAAGAACAAGCTCGTGCAGTTCTTCCGGAAGGTATTATGGAATCCCGCCTCTACGTCAATGGGACCATTAGGTCATGGATCCATTATATCGGATTACGTTCAGGTCATGGAACACAGAAAGAACACATCGAATTAGCCAGATCTTGTGCTGAATCTTTAGAACCTATCTTTCCTATGATAAAAGAATTCTGTAATTAAATGAAAAAAAATACATTTAAATGCATTTTAGGGGTGTACATTTGTTGAAAACTATGGTATAATAGATCTATAAAATGGAAAAGGAAGAGGAGTCCTTAATGTCTAAGCCAATTTCAAATGCAGCCTATAAGAAGTTAATTCTTTCATTATCTGTCGAAAGACAAATCGAAAGCGTAGAGCGGATGCTTCGGGTAATTCCACAGTGGTTAATGGAAGAAGCAGCTCGTCCAATCCAAAAC